TTTATAGCAAATTCCAAGAATTCCATAGTATAGTTACGATCGCTGATACATCTCTGGATGTGACGAGACGCGGCGTAAGGTATATAACTGTGACATTTACTAGTTAGTATCTGGTTTAGTATTGTGTCAACATCTATACGAAGGTGATGGGCTAATGAATCTAGTATGCAGTTGTTAGTTCCAGAAGGGTCGACATGTAAAGGAGTTACGTGTGTAACATATTCCTCGACTTTCAGGCGTTTATAACTGCAATCGTATACTGCGGGCAAGGAACTGTTCTGAATATCGGCGGCTGTGATGTAAGAGCGAGCCAAGTCGATTTCTTGTGCAGCAAGTTCCTCGTGGGTGGTTGTGTGGGTGATAAACCTAGGGACGACATAATGTCTAATATCGTACTTACGCTTTTTCTTTTGTTTGAGATGAGAGAAGAAGTAATATAAGTGCGCATAAAAAGTGCGAGACATTTCGTCGGGTGCATGGGTAGTCTTGTCGGATAGAACAGAATCGCGTAATTGGCCGACATATTCGTCGAAGGTGCTAGCATCGCCTTTCCATGTGTGTCTACCTGTGCGGAATAAGTTGAAGAACGCATTAAGAAAAGAAGGTTTTTCTCTGTTTTCATGGATATCCTTCATAACCAGTTTCATAACGCTTGAGTAGTCATAACGCTTAGAATAGACGTATATAAGCATGCTATAACAAACACGCACGACGTCTTCGTTGGGGATTTTATAATTCTCGTAGACGACGTGACCATTGATCAATAAACGATTATCGGCATGCAGAGCGTATTGAATGATGCTCTGAACAGTAAATTTACCTTCGGTGAGCCCCCATGTGTATTTGTTAATTAAGTTATAGAAACCTTCTGGGATTCTAATCTTAATGGGGACTAGTTCTTCATCTGAGTGGATAGAATTCTCGTCTATATCATAGTACTCGACGTCCACAACTGAGACAGGTGTATAAGGGATTCTACGAGTCAGTTTACCGGCAGGTATAGCCTCGGTGTTAAGAATAATTTTAAAATATAACAAGGTTCCACGTGTTTCGAGAAGATAAATAAGATATGTGGGTTTGGATTTAATGAAGTCTAAAGTAACAGTCTGGCATTGGATAAGACTCAAATAAGCTTCAGTATCATGGGAGTAAGCATGTTGGTTAGAGTCGGTAAACCAAAAATCGGTGCGAAGTTTACCGTTATCAGCTACGGTTTCCCAGTTCAAACCGTGATGTTCACCTTTGCGAATATTCTGAAGAATTTCAGGACAGTAATGGGTGACGCCGTATCCTTCTAAGGCGGAGGCATTATGCATTTGCAAACACATGTTTTGTATCGATGAATCGAAAGAAGAGAAGATCCACATCAAGTATTTGCATTTTGTTGTGTCTACTTCTCCTGTTTTCTTAAAACTGTTGCGGTTTTCGAAGAGGTACTTAGCGCGTTTTTGGCGTAAAGGCGCTAAATCGTCGTCGCCGGGTTTAGACATAGTAAGTTGTAAAATTTTGTAAGAATTTAAATGGCGCCCTGTATCAGTGCTGGATAATATAGGTGTTAAAGGGTAAATATCCAAGGTGCTGTTCATAACGTGAACAAGATTAGCTCCAATTTCTTTGATTAAATGTTTATAAGGGGAGTTCTTGGGTAAAACTTCGGTGGCACAATTCATAAAACGTATGACTTTTTCCCGTGCAATTTTAGATTGTGCTCTAAAAAAAGAGTGATCACCTGCATCGGTGACTGGACATCTATTAAGGATGAAATCGGGATTTAACCGACACAGTTCTTCAAAGTCGGTATCTGAAACGTCCTGATTGATGGATATTGGACGCATGCGAGAAACTTCATTGTGGCTTTATCATGAGAGGCTCTCGTTTGTTCGTTGATCAATGCTATGCACGCAGTAGAGTCCTTCGACAATAATGCATTTCCTATTGCTTGATCGGCTTCATTCGGTGAGGACAATAATTTTGTCACATTACTTAGAAACTCTTTGCTGAACGCTTCCGTACGACAAATGTCTTTTTGCTCAGCCATGTTATAGCACTTCTGTATAAGCACGGCTAGTGGTGGATTACTGGAGAG